AGTTGATTCCACGCTTATCTGGACGGTCACCATCTCCGGCGTTGCAGGTGGCGCTGGTGGCACGGTGGTTCTGGTGCCCCGTTACTACGGAGTTTAAGATGCAAGGCCGTGGCTTTTCCATAGTCGGTGCTCGACGCCTCTACCCCGGCCCCTGGATTGCCCCCACCTGGATCCGTGACCCGGCTACGGGGTTGTGGAGTAATGCGCCTGTGCCGGGTGTTGAGATAATAAGTGATCCCGGCTTCGCAGATACCACAAATTGGGCTGAAGGAATAGGGTGGTCAGTTATTGGAGGAGTAGCAGTCAGAACAGCTCCAAATGCTTATGGTATTTGTTCTAATATCACAGGAACAAATGGAGTCCTTGGAAATTGGTATTTATTAGGGCTTGATGTCAATATCATCAATGCAGGTATTTTTTATGCGTCACCCTCTGATTCAGGACTTGGATTGACTGCCACAACAACTGGTTCTAAATTAGCAGTATATAGAGCGACATCTACTGGAAAGCCGTTTATGGCAGCGGGGGTGGATACAGATGGAACAATAGACAATTTTAGCTGCAAACTCCTAACTCTTTCCCAAATCATCGCCTATCGCGATTATGGCCGACAAGTTTCAATTTCTTCCGCCTTTACCTTAATAACTAACATCCCCGGCGGGGTGGTTTCCAGGCTAAGCGTTAATCCAGACGGGACTTTCAACTTCGTCCACTGCTGGCATAACGGGACCAATCTCCGTTTAGATACCATCGTCAACAGCTATACCGTGGTCAGCAAAGTCAACGCCGCCGCAGCTTATGGGGCGGGGCGAATTGTGAAGATCAACTTCTCCGCCGCAAACACGGCTCAAGCGTTTTATAACGGCACTCAAGTCGGCGCAGACCAGGACATAAGCGCCGTGCCGCCTGGGACTTATGCAGGGCTATTTCTTCCTGGGACTGGGATGCTTGGTGATCCAATTATTACCTAAAATAGCTTAATTATCTATGTAAATTTTTTACTTTAGGGATCATCAATGATAGATAAAGAACTCATAGAAATCTTGGCTGCTTGCAGTATATCTACTCAGGTGACTGCTACTACTATCTTTCCTGAGCGCTTCAATCAGCCATTTGCTCCTGCTGTTCATGGTAAGATTTTTGATCTCATTGATGATCCTATGAAGAACCTTGTAGCGATTGCTGCTCCTCGAGGCTGGGGGAAGACCTCTATTGTAGCGTTGGCTCTTATTGCTAGGCACATATTATTTCGTCTGACAGACTTCATAGTCTACATCAACATGAGCCATGATGCAGCTGCCTTGCAGACTGAAAATCTCCGACGTGAGTTAGTAAGTAATCCTATTATTAAAGAACTATTTGGTAAGGTAAAGATGGAAACTGGTGATAAAGACTTCGAGGAATCTTTCTCAAAGAAAGCCTGGGTAGCCTATGAAACCCTAGTCCTTCCTCGTGGTGCTGGTCAACAGGTTCGTGGGGTACTATATAAGAACTCTCGGCCTGGACTGATAGTTATTGATGATCTAGAGAATACAGAGAATATTATCAGTGAGGACTTTCGTAAGAAACAACGTGAGTGGTTATATGCTGATGTAATGAAGTCTGTTCCTAGGCTTCATAAGAATTGGAAGATAGTCTATATAGACACCTTAAAACATGAGGATTCAACGCTTCAGCATTTGCTAGAATCATCTGTGTGGCACTCAGTTCGTCTCGAAGCTTGTGATGACAACTTTGTCCCTACTGCTCCTGAGTTCATGTCCCAGGCTGATATTACTAAGGAATGGCAGAATCATCAAGAGGCTGGACAAACTGATGTTTTCTTTAGGGAACTTAGGAATCTTCCTATTTCTACAAAGGATGCTAGTTTCCAAAAAGATTACTTTCGCTATTATAATGTTACACATGATAGGGCTTTACGAGATAGGGACCTTAGTATAATAGATGCTGAAGTAGGAGGAGATGAACGGATAGAGAACATAGTAATAGTCGACCCTGCTAAAACAGTAAAACTTCACTCAGCTGAATCAGCTATTATAGGACTAGGAATTGATCTAGCTAATGCAAGAGTCTTTGTTCGGGACATAGTGTCTGAAAAATTCTATCCTGATCAACTATATGATGCTATCTTCGAAATGGCTGCTAGGCTCAATGCTATGGCAATAGGCATTGAGGAAACCTCATTAAATGAGTTTATCAAGCAGCCTATGAAAAACCAGATGTTTGTCCGTCGGCAGTTCCATATCCTTCACTGGCTTAAACCTCGTGGAGGGTTGATGAAGAAGGAAGGGCGGATTAAGGAGTTAGTGCCTTTCTATCGCCTAGGATATATTTATCATAACTTGGCGTGCCCTAAAACAGGCGCCTTAGAAAGTCAGTTGCTTATGTTTCCTAGGTCTAAACTCTGGGACATTATGGATGCTCTGGCTTATCTCATTCAAATGCTCGAGCTTGGTGGAAGGTATATGATTCCTGACCAGGATTTGTCAAATTCAGAAGCTGAGTATAAAGAACTCAAGTATGAACCACCAGTAGACGATTGGCGTCTGTGTTAATTATTTACCAAAGGAATTAAATGGCAACTCAGAAAGTATATTTTGGTTCAGTAGGGCCTTTCCTCTACGATGATGCTAGTCCAGTCAATGATGTTGATGGAGACTTTGCTGGTGAAGATTGTAATGCGATAGTTACTGATGGACAGATGATAGTAGAAGGAGCACCTACTAATCCTAATAATGTAGCTAGATATCAAGACTTAACTAGTTTACTTAGTCCTGCAATTGTGGATGTAACTGCTGTTTATGCACTTAATACAGTATATCAGAATGGAGACTATCTAACATTTGCTCAGATATCATTAAGGTTAAGGGAAAATCCTTTCTCAACAACTTTAGCACCTACAACTTTAGCGACTACATTAGCTCCTACAACTGTACTAACGACTTCAACTCCTCCAACATTAGCACCTACAACGATGCCATTGGAGGGAGCGAGGGTTAACTTTTTTGAAGAAGCTGCTAATCCACCTACTATTATCACAGGAATAGTTGCTAAGGCTCTCGGAGGAAATGAGTATATAGAGACAACCCTATCAGTAATCATTCCTCCTAATCACTACTTCATACTTGAAGAAGACCAACCTTATGTAGAAATACTAAGGTGGATAGAATATCAAATGGGAGTGTAAAAATGCCTTATATTGTATCAGGTGATACCACACTATCTAAAGTAGACTCGGATATCTATAAGGCTGACTATGGATATAAGTATCCTGAAGGCCTTGATCTTAAGCCAGGATCTAAACTTCATACCAAGATAAAAGACCAACTTATGTCCAGGGCTAGGGATTCTCGTAATGAGACCTCGAAGAGATTCCCAAGCTGGAGAAAAATAGATCAGGTATTGACTACTTATATTCCACTAAAAGATAAGGAAAAACAGATAAAGGAAAAAGACTCTACCAAGCCAGTATCTATAATATTTCCTTACACATACTCAATGCTGGAAGCGTTACTAACCTATCTTTCCCTTGCCTTCTTTCAGGATCCTATGCTGCAATATGAAGGAACAGGGCCTGAAGATGTTCAAGGTGCGATGCTTCTGGAGTTGGTGATCAGACTTCATTGCTATAAGTCTAAAGTCCCACTAGCCGTCCATACTGCCTTAAGGGACTCATTGAGTTATGGAATAGGACTATCCACTCCTGCTTGGACAGTCACTCACGGACGTAGGCCTGTTAAGTCATCTATTATTACCCAAAGTGATATGGGTCAGAGCTCTGAACAGCAAATAGAATGGATAGATGATGTTATCTTTGAAGGGAATAGATTAGATAGCATTGATCCTTATATGTGGTTCCCTGATCCATCAGTTAGTAGTGATAAGGTACAAGATGGAGAGTTCGTTGGCTGGATGGTTAGGGATAACTACATGAATACCTTGAGTGATGAGCAGAGTTTTCCTCAGGAAATGTTTAATACTAAATACCTCAAGCATGTAAAAGATAGGAGATCAACTTTCTCAGTAGATGAATCTGATCGTGAACTTAAGTTTAAGAAAACTAGTCCTCCAGTCGTGAGTTCCCTATCTCCAGTCGATAAACTCTATATGTATGTCAATCTGATCCCTAAAGACTGGGAATTAGGTCCTAGCGAATATCCAGAGAAATGGATGTTTTGCCTTGCATCTGATGAGATAATCCTTCAAGCTCAGAAATCTAACCTCGCTCATGGAATGTATCCTGTGAGTGTAGCTAGTCCTGAGTTTGATGGATATAGTCCTACTCCTATCGGAAGGATTGAGATTCTATCTGGGCTGCAAGAGACATTAGACTGGCTTTTTAACTCACATACCGCTAATGTCCGCAAAGCTATCAACGATATGTTTGTAGTTGATCCTTACCTTGTAAACATAGAGGATATTAAAGATCCTAAGCCAGGTAAACTCATTCGTCTACGTCGTCCTGCATGGGGAAAGGGAGTTGATAAAGTAGTCCAGCAGTTTCCTGTAACAGATATAACTCGGCAAAATATAGCTGATTCAGCCTATATCACCCAGTGGATGGATCGAATCTCAGGCGCTGATCAGTCTATGTCTGGTGCTCAACGTCAAGGTGGGCCGGAGAGATTGACTAAAGGTGAATTTCAAGGAACTCGTGGAAGTGCTATTAGTCGCTTACAACGTCTCGCTATGATCATAGGTATGCAGTATATACAAGATATAGGGACAATGTTTGCTGTGCATACGCAACAGTTTATGTCTCAGGAAGTTTATGTAAAGGCTATAGGTAGAAATGCTGAATCTTTGATTAGTACCTTTGGACAGAAAGATCGTATTCCTGTGTCAATTTATGACTTAGCTATTAATTATGATACTATAGTAAGAGATGGCTCAATTCCTGGAGGTAACTTCAGTGATGCTTGGTTACAGTTATTTCAAACTATAGGAACTAGTCCAGAGCTCAACCAACAGTTTGATATTACTCGAATCTTCATGTATATAGCTCAGCAACTCGGAGCGAAGAACGTGGAGGACTTTAAACGTAATGTGAATAGAATTAATCCAACTGTTATGCCCGACGAACAGGTTGAAAGGGAAGTTCAAGCAGGTAACATGATTCCTACTAATGAGGCCTTCTAATGAAATATAAAGAGATGAAGCTTAGGGCTACTAAGGATTCTATTGAGGAATTTAAGAACTCTGTTCTATGGAAAGATATTAAGAGAGAACTCGGAATATGGAAAAAGATGGCTAAAGATGAACTTGTATTCCTGGCAAATGACTGCTCTGATATAAAGGATCTGACTAGCATAGCTCGAATTGGTGGAAGGATGGAAGCCATAGACTATATGTTAGAAGTTCCTGATATTTTTCTACAGGAGATAGAAGATGCTAGACGTAACGAAACCGACTGATCAAGAGCATGTATCTCAGCTGCCTTATTGGATTGGGCAGACTAGGGCTGCATTAAATGCTATCCAGGCATTAGATAGTAACATCGAAGTTACTGATGTACCTCTACTGGCTGGAACTACTGGCTTAATAATTCCTACACATCTGACTGTGGCTCTTATTGAGGTAGTAACTATAGACTCGACAGGTATAAGTAATATAGCTACTATCCAAAAGGGAGTTCATGGACAGATTAAGATCTTCATATTCAAGGATAATAACATTAACATAGTGGATGGCTTAAAGGATGCTAATGGTAACTTCTATCTTAACCAACTTCCTGTTGGAAGTAGTCTTGAAGCCGCTATTGATGATGTTTTGGCTTTAGTGAACATCAACGGTGATGGTGGAGCTATTACCCACGGATATTGGAAGGAACTCTGGCGACAAATTTCTGTTAAATAAAAGGAGAATTTATGGACGGATTAGTAGATGAAATTAGAGAAATGAATGAGTTGGAGCCTAAGGAAGAAGTAAGTACTAAA